TACTATCACGAATACAAAGGTAAACAAGTTATAGGTTATATTTGTGGAGGAGATGAACCTCAATGAAATTTTTCTTTCCATATTTTGGACCTTTAGTAGCACACACCGTTGTTACAAAAGATCAACTTAAAGATTTAAAAAATATTTGTAATAAAAATGCAAAAGTTCAAGGCGTTAAATATTGGAAATATATTTTAAAAGCTAAAGACTATGTACCTTTAAAAGATTTAAAGGAATGGATTAAGAAAGAAGAAGTTGAACAAATTAAGAAGCAACAAGAAGAAGATAAGGCCTATCAAGAAAGGGTGAAACATGGCGGAAGATTTTAAACAAACCGAAGAAAATATTCAAGTTGATTTATTCGGTAATGAAGTTACCAAAAAATTTGAATTAAGGGATAAATACATAGAACCGCCATTTTCGGTATTTGATACCAAGCAAGGAACATGGCAAAGAAGAAGAAATAAATGGAAAGCATTAGGAATTGAAAGCGAATTAGGGCGAAAGGTTGATGGAGCTCATTTTGCCGGTAGGCATAGACAAGCCGAACGAAGCGGAAAAAAACCGGCCGAATCTACCCAAAGAATACTAGATGTTGGCGAACATAGTATTTTTGATCCGGTTGTTTGTGAATTGGCCTATTTGTGGTTTAGCGGTAAAGAAAATGCAAGGATATTAGACCCATTCGCAGGGGGTTCGGTAAGGGGTATTGTTGCGGCTACTTTAGGCCATGATTATACCGGCATTGAATTACGCCCTGAACAAGTTGAAAGCAACATTGAACAAGCTAACAAAATTTTTGAAGATAAAGAAAAAAAGCCCAAATGGATTGTAGGCGATTCAAATAAAATTTTAGATAATTTAAATGACGGCGTACAAAGTAACCAATTGGAAGAATTTGATTTTATATTTAGTTGTCCGCCTTATGGTAATCTTGAAATTTATAGCGATATGCAAGACGATATTTCCAACATGGAATACCCACAATTTTTAAAAATATACGAATCAATCATTGCAAAGTCATGCAAGATATTAAAACAAGGGGAATTGGCTTGTTTTGTTGTGGGCGAATTTAGAGATAAAAAAGGATATTATTACGGCTTTGTTCCGGACACAATTAACGCTTTTAAAAAATGTGGAATGAAGCTCTATAATGAAATTATCTTATTAAATGCTATTGGTTCTGCTAGTGTAAGAGCTAATACTGCAATGAAAAATAGAAAGGTAGTTAAAATACATCAAAATGTATTAGTTTTTAAAAAGATATGACAATTAAAAAAGATTTATATGTTTATAGGGTTTTAAATGGAACAAAACGAATCAAAAAAATTAAATTAAGTAAATTATTAAATCATTTAAATATGGAAGTATTTACAAAAAAGTTTTTTGCAACCGAAAAAGAAGCTAAAGATTATATAAAAAATGTTAAATAAATTCTACCATGAAAATTGTATTGAACGCCTAACAAATAAAAAGTTTGAATATAATTATATTATTACTTCGCCGCCAGACTTTAGCGAAATAGGGCTTTCATTAAAAGAAAGTTATTATACTTGGATTAAAGGATATATTGAAAATTTTAATCCTATCAATGGTTTTGTTACTATTTGCATAACCGATAGAAGAGGCAACGGCGGTGTAATTACCAAGCATAAGGAAGTAATAGATGCTTTTCAAAGTATAGGGTGGGAAGTCCATAGTTATAAAATTTGGGTAAAGTCTTTTAATATAGATTTATACAAATTACCTTATCAACATTTAATTACTTTTACACAAAACAAAAGAAAAGTACCGCCAACAAAAAGAATTTTAGAAGATATATTTTGTATTAAACCAAGCGGATTTAAAAATTCCATGCCGGTTGAAATATGTTCTAGGCATATAAATTGTTTTACCGAACTTGGCGAAGTTGTTTATGATCCTTTTTTAGGTAGCGGCACTACGGCGATAGCTTGTAAGTTAAATGAAAGAAGATGGGTTGGTTCTGAAATAAATAAAGATATAATTCCTATTATAGAAGAAAGGTTAAAAAATGAAACTTGAACAAACTATTGATATTAAAGAAGTAGCAAGATTAACCTTAAAAAATATTTTATCTTCTAAAGGTATTATTTATAAACATTATGAAAACAAATTTAAAGAGAAATCCTATTGCGAAGACTTTGATAAAAGCATATTACAAATTACGAATAATAAAACCGAAAAAGGGTAAGGGTAGTTATGTTAGAAACAATTATAATAATAGAACTAGCTTTGATTAGTTTATATTTTCTTCAAAATTAATAGTAGCGTTGAAACTAAAAGAAATTCTTTCTTCGTTTTTGTTTGTAGAATTGAATGGATAAACTTGATGTGAAAGATTATTTGGAAAAAGAATCCAAGTACGCTCCATATCTTTTGGCATAACCCTGTAATTAGAATCATTGAACATACCCTCCGAACCCTCTACAAATTCTGTATTACCGGAAAAATCATTATGTTCTTTTGCATTTTCCGTAGGAATCATTGATTGCGGAATTTGTAAGTAACCTACGCTTGATAAATGATAATTTTTGTTTTTTGTGTATTCCGTATGTCTATGAATTGGGTTGTAATCGTTGGGTTTAGATATGACATACCAAGCTGAATTAATTAATATTGATTTTACAGTTTCTTCTCTAAAATGTGCATTGGTATAAGAAACCATAATAGGGTCAAAGAATTTTCTTTTCCATTTTAACATTATTTCCGGAGAAATTAAATATTCTTCGGCAACATGGCCAACAAGTCTTTTTGACCAATCATGGTCTTTTCTTTTTTGTTTGTCTTGTCTTATTTTTTTTAAATCTTCTTTGAAATCTTTAATTAATTCTAAAGGTAATGTTGCTTTTGCTAATGTAGAACCGAATGGCTTAAAAATTTTAAAATTAATTTTGTCCGTCATAAATCGTTAATGTTGTATAAATCTTTTATTGGAATACTCCAGCATTTAGGTCTATCAAGGCCAAAATCTGTAAGGTATTTATCGTCTAGCTTTGTAAAATATGGAAACCAACCTTGTATTGTATAGGTGTGGTTGCCGTCATAAGTAATCAAAACATATCTGCCCTTTTTTTCTATTGGCCTTATGATTAAAGTATTGTTTTGTTTTCTTTGTTGTGTTCTTATTTCAATATCCTTACCAACATCAGCTTTATCGTAACGGCTATAAGTATCGGTATAACTACCATTAAAAAAAACATTTTTACCTTTACAATATGCAACTTCGCCCATTGCCCCAATAATTCCTAAAGATAATGTTTTTTCTTCCGTACCTTTAAAACCATGACCAAAAGTTTTTTTCATTTTTATATTTTCAACATATCTTTTATTAGCAACTTGCGTAGCCATTTCTATTTCGTAAGGTTCTAATTTGACAATCAAACTTCGTTACCCCAACAATCCCAACCTTTAACCTTTTGCCTAGCAAACAATTCAATTCTTGGTAAATCGCCGCAAAGATTTACAATGTTAGTTCTAATAATATCCGGTTTTCTTGAATGTTCTCTACGGCTATCAATAACTAATTGTTTTACATTTTTATAAAATCTTTTTGGCTTACCTTTAGTAGCTAACAAACAAATTTCAGGGTTAGCCCTTGTCCAATAACCTAATCCCATAAAGAAATTATCATTTGTTTTATTTTTTTTAGCCCATGTAAAAGCGATTGTTTTATATTTAAATCCCCATTGTTTAAGTAACTTAAAAGATTTTTCCAAAAAAGGATCAGTAACCCACATAAACAAACAACAATCCATATCAGCAATATCATTGATATTAAGAGCCAATAAATCGTTAAATTCCATGCAAGAATAATGTTTGGTAGCGTTACGGTCTTCACCTTTTTTAGAATAACTTTTAAAATACCAGGGTGGGTCAGCATAAATAATTTTATATTTCTTTGAAACTTTTAATATCTTCTTGTCTTCTTTTTTCATCTTCAAGCTCCTTTTCATTTACCATATTTTTTTCATATTTTTTTAACGATGTTTTAGTTCCGGAAAATCTTTTCCACCAACATTCAGCGCAGTAATCCCTATGATTTTCAACAACATCAGCTTTGTTATCACAACTAAGTACACTACAAATTGTTATATCACCGTAAATATTCATTAATCAATTTCCGTAACTTGTTGTTAGATTTTAAAATGGGAATAAATTCTTCGGCCAAAAGAGCTGTTTTTTCTTCGCCGATTTTATTTATGTTAATTTTATTTACCCAACAAATAATATGCCAAAGTTCATGAAACAATGTTTGTGCCATCATTTGTTTTGACAAGTTTGGATTGATTCGCAGAATAAGGGAATCCGGATAGAATATTGCATGACAATCTCCGCAATTTTCCCATAAAACTTTGATTCGTTTTTTTTTATATTTAATGATTCGGAAACCCATAACCTAGATTTATAAAATATTATTTTTAAAATCAATGAAATTATGTATTGTTTTTTTACAAGATTTGTATTAGGTTTCGAATCAATGTTAATTAAAATAGGTAAGATGTGGAAGCATAGAAAGGAGGGGGGTTGTTTCTCCGCAGATCATCTTTCTCCCTCACAATTAACTAAATCAACGGATCAATGGTTTTACAACTATTGCGTTCTTGATGAAAAAGATAGGAAGAAGCAGCCCCCTAATATGAAAATGATCTTTGGTGGAATTGTAGGTAGAGCTTTACAAGACATCATAGTTCATAAACTAACTATAAATGAAATAATGAAAGGCAAACCAAATGCTGGAGCAACTAGCAAAATTACAAACACAAAATCGTAATCTTACAAAACAAGTAAAAAAACAAGATACTTTGATAAGAGAAAGGGATCAAGAAATTACCGATTTAAGAAAGAAAGTTGAAGATTTAAAACAATCGGAAAGAAATAAAGCTAAAAATCAAAGTTATATACATGCTAAAGCATTAAAGGATATTGAACAAAAAAATGAAAATGAAAGGAAACATGACACAAAAGACGGAAGAAAAAAGTAAAGGTTCTTTTAAAGATAGAAGAAAAGAATGTATTGAAAAATTAGACAAAGAAGTAAAAAAAATAGATTTTAAAGGTAAAGAATATCTTACGGTGGCAGCCAGACATAATCATTTACTAAAATTTTTTCCGGAATCTAAAATAGACGAACAATTAATTTATCAAGACGATAAAAAAGTTATAACTAAAACGACTTTGTATATAGGCGATACTCCTTATAGTACCGGCCATGCAGAAGAAAAAAGAGATGCAAGTTTTGTTAATAGAACTTCGGCTTTAGAAAATGCTTTTACATCAAGTTTAGGAAGATGTTTAGCAAGTTTCGGTCTGCATGGTACGGAATTTGCTTCGGCCGAAGAACTAGCTAACGCATTAAACAATCAAAATAAACCTAATAATAATTCAATTGAAAAACAAATTGAAAGTCAAAAGACTGAAACAAAATTAAATGCTTTATATTCTAAATGGGAAACGGAAAATGAAAGAATAAAGAAAGTATTTGATACCAAAGCTAATACAATCAAAAACAACGGAGGACAAAATGTCAAATCAGGCTGGTAAGCAAAAAGACTGGGTGCTGTTTCCATATAACCCAAACCATGAAAAATCTGTAAAAATAGATTTTTCCGGCAACACAAAGTTAGCCAACGGCGAAAAGGGAACAATATTAGGAAGTAAAGGAACTTCTGCTAAAGGTACTAAATTCATAAGAATTTTTGCCCAAGTAGGTGTTTTATTTAGAGGCGATGATAATAAATTTACCGGTAATTTACATGCACCGGAAGTAGCCCCTAATGAAAAAAGTTTAATAGGTTGGTTAAATGATCAATCAGATAGTCCAAATATTGCCGGTTATCAAAATGATCCAAAACCAAAAGAACAACAACAAACACAATCACAACCAAGTAATGCTTTTGATATTTAGTGAAAGTGTTTTTTTTGTACTTGTTAATAATTGTTGGCGATAGTTATGCTGCCGTTAAGATACCTATTGGCTTTACATTAAGACCTATAACTTGTGAAGAAGCATTTTATAACAATGTAAAATTTGTAAAGAATAAAAATCATAAACAATATGAACCATTAACTTATGCTACTTATAAAAATTATCATGTGTTTGGCCATTATTGTAAAGATTTAAACAACAATTATTATATGGGTTATGAAGAACAACTTAATTATGATTTAGGCCATGACAAATAATATTAAAAATATAAACGAAATAACTAAAGAACTAGAAAAACTTTTAAAAACCAAACAAGAACAATATGGTAGTTTTAGTTCTACAAGTTATGCTTTTAAAGGCATGTTAGAAAGTATTTTATCGGCTTTTAATGGTTATCAAGTTCGTTGCCCAAATAATATTTTTGGTATTTGCATGACTTTAGTTAAATTATGGCGTTCAATTACAAATAAAAAATATAAAAAAGATACCTATGATGACATAAATGGATATAACGAATTAAATAGGAATCTTAAAATGGAAGAAAATAATGGCAAGTGAAACAACTATTCCTATGACACCTTTAATGATGAAACTATTGAATTTCATTAAAAAATATGTCAAAAAGAACAAGTATTATCCAACTTATCAAGAAATGGCTGATGCGTTGGATTTTAAAAGCAAAAATTCGGTAACTGTTTTGATTACTAAATTAGAACAAAGAAAAGATTTAAAGCGTTTAAAAGGATATAGAAGAAACATTGTATTAAATGGCTAAAGTAGAAAAAAATACTTTACAAGAAATGATTGTAAATTTTAAAGAATTTTTTGTTGGCGATTCGGTAGAGGAAGCTACTAGAAAAGCTCATGAACAAGAAATGCCTAAAGAAGACGCATTAATAACAATTACTGACAGGCGTAGTCTTGGGTCAAAAATTAAATTAGTCAGTAAGGATAATGATGAACATAAATCCCAAACAAATCAGGGATCTGAAAGCAAAGAAAAACAGGTGGGTGGAACGAATGAACAAACATAAAAGAATGATTCGTAAATACCAAGACAAATTACCTGTTTTGCATGAAAAGATTGCTGTTTTGGAAAATAGACAAGATAGTATTTATACTTAAATACTAATTAAATTAAAAATTGTATTTTAGGGTTAGGGTATTTATGTCTTCAAAGAAAGGAAACATGCCAAGTCAATTAACACATACTACACAAGACGATATAGAACTATATAAACATATAGGTACTAGAATTAAAGAAGCTAGAACTAAAGCTAGTAGAAATATATTACCAACAAATCCAAATAGAAAAATGCCAGACAAATTTGTAACACAAACAGATTTAGGCAACGCAATAAAAGTAACATTTCAACAGATACAGAAATATGAAAAAGCTACAAACAAAATTCCTATTTGCAAACTTGTAGCCGTATCAAAATATTTAAAAAAACCTTTATCTTATTTTATTCCGCAATTAGAAGAACCTTTAGTATTAAAGCCGGAATGGGAGGTAAAAGATAATGTCAAGCAATAATTTTGTACCGGTAAATGAAAAGTTAAAAAGACTTATACCTGATCCGGTAGAACTAGACGCTTATAATCATTTTTGCACAATAATTGAAAGAATGATTATTAATGGACATGAAGCACATAAAACAATACCTGACTTTGATAAGTGTAAGCCGGAAATAGAAGCATATAAAGTTTTTGACGAAATACAAATTCCTGTTCATGGCTACGCTGATTTAAAAGGTAAAATGGTTATTGAGGATAAATGTAAGTTTCCAAAACAAGGAAGACTTAAAAAAGATAATACTAGATCATGGTTAACTGTAAAATTACCGGATAAACCAACTAGCGACCACCTTTTGCAAACGGATTTTTACCATTATGCAACCGGCCTACCAATTTATATTTGTTATATAAATGAAGAAACATTTAAAGTTTTTCATGCCGGTAATTACGACTTACTTAAACCGGAGGCTATTATGTCAAGATTGCCTAATTTTATTCAAAGATGTAAAGTTAGGCAAAACCTCTTGTCAATAAGCAATGACGCAAAAGTAATCAAAGACTACATTCAACCGGATTTTGAAAACTTTAAATGGAAGAATGAACTAGACCCTGATTACTTAATTAATGCAATGAACTATTGGAAAAGTTAATCTTATCCCACCGTCTATCCCAGCTTTACAACGAAAGCTACGCCTAACTTTTTAAGTTCTTGCATAATTCGGTTTTTTGCCTTTTCTTGATTTTCTTTCGGCACTTTGTTTTCTTGAAACTGCAGCTCTTCTTTGTGAAGAAGACATTGATCTGGCTTTAGCAATGGGTACACATTTGGGATAGTTTTTTCTTTTTTCCCCTTTGCTTCGTCCACATGGTGGGTAGCTTCCGTCCGACCTTTTGTTTGCTATGTCAACCCATCTTTCGGAAACCCAGCTTCTTAATCCTTTTTTGGCCATTATCTTTTTTTCTTTTTTTTCTTTTTACCGCCAGGTGTAATTTTTCCGCTGCAAACTCCACTAGCATACATATTAGCATACGCTGATGGGTACACTTTAAATTTTCGCTTTGCAGCGGCTTTACCTCTAGCACATAGTTTGGCCATTACTTTTTCTTTTTATTTTTTTTCTTTTTCATCTTCGCCGCAATAATTTTTTTCTTTAATGCTGGTGGAAGAGTTTTTTGTTTTGATGTTAACATTATTTTTTCTTTTTCTTTTTATTTTTATTCATTTTTTTATTTTTTTTTGACGGTCTACCTTTTTTTGAACCATAAGTTCCTGTTCCCATTGGCATAACTTTTCTCCTATTTTTTTTTGTTTTTGTTTTTATTATTTCCCATATACCAATCTGAGGGTTCGTAATTCCATCTTTTACCATGATGACCTCTTAAATCAGCATACAGCATTCTAGCTTTCACTATGAATTTTATAATTGATTTTACCATTTTTTACAAGACCAATACCTTGCCGAAAACTTATCATTAGCTGTATCGCATCTATGTCTAGCCCTAAAGCTCCGTCTTCTTGCAGGGTTATTTTTTTTTATTGTCATATTAGCATCTCCAAATCGTATTATCTTTTCTTTACCATTCTTACATGCTTTGACTACGAATTTCTTACCCCCAGATATTTGTCTTCTAGGGCTATTGCATTTCATTTTAGCTTTGTCTATTGCCATTCCTTGTAACCTTGTTCGTCTTTAATTAAAGACATTTGCCTATTATCATTTTCAAATGTTGTATTTTTTAAGCTAACATGAATCCAACCTGAGTTTATATCAGTGTCATTGTAATATTCTAAAATTAGCTGATCAAAAGTAAATTCATTTTTTATTTTTGAAGCTACTTCTTTATTGTCAACACCTGGTATTTCAAAATCGACCGCTTCGCCTTTGCAATGTTGACTTGTTGGCTTTGAGCCTATCATAGTTGCCAATTGTTCACTTCTAAATCCGCTAGTAACTTTAACAGGTAAATTATAAAATTCCCTTAATGGTTGGAGTATTTTTTCGCAAATATTTTTTAAATTATCTATTTGTTGTTCGTCTGGGGTATTATCTAAACCATTTCTTAATGCCGTTTGGCTTTGTGTTAATTCTTTTAATGAAAAATTATTTGTAAGTTTCATGCTTCTATCTTTGGTTTTGGTTTTGGTACTATAACTTCTTCTTCTTTGCAAACAAATTTTAGATAAATTTGATGTTCGTTTATTTGTTGTCTTCCTATTTCTTTTGATTTAGCTAAAGATTCTTTATATCCAGCATTTAAACAATTATACATATCATTATATTTAGTTTCCATTTGATGAGGGGGCATACATTGTTCGGCAATACCTGAACACATAATCATAAATAAAACATATTTCATTATTTTTTTTCCGTAAGTTTTTTATTTTCTTCTTCTAATTGTTTAATTTTTTTGTTTGCTTGTTCTAAATCTTGTTGTGAATGTTCAAGTTTTTGCAAACATCTTTTGTTAGCAGAATCTTTAGATTTACCGGCATCTTGAAGTTCTGCCACTTCTTGTTTAAGAATTCTAACTTGATCCTTATATTCGTTTATCAGATCTAGATTATCGGACATTATTTTTTATTAGACATTCCGCCTTTAAAAATCTGTGTACCTTTTATTCCGTAAATTGATGCAACAACTAAAATCCACAGATTAGTGAACCATGATGGCAGTTGTTGAAATTGCTCAAAAAATTCTTTTATTTTAGCAGAAGCACCTGGATCATCTGAAAAAACTCCATAAGCAATTACTAAAATTGGTAAAGTGAGTACAATTAAAACAAACTCATCTTTCCAGTCCGATTGTCTTGCTTCTAATAATTTTCCGGAGTATTCTAACTCACCTTTGGCCATCTTTTCTGCATGAAGCATTTGTGCGTCCGCCATACGCATTTGCGTTTCTTTTTTCTTTTTATAAATATGCGAACCTGCATTTACAGCCAGTTTAATTGCACTTAACCACATAACTATCTCCTTTTTTTAAGATGTTTTAAAGTAAATTTTATTCTTTGCCGCCAAACAAAACCATATAACTTTCTTAATAAACATTCTAGTTTTATAAGTAAATATTCCATAGTATCGCCTCATAAAATCCTTAATGTTTGCAATTATCACAAGCACAAAGATCGCCATCGTACCAATGAGCATGTAATATATCTTCACAATGACAATTACATTTACAATCTTTACACTTTTTTTTTCTTTTCTTTTTTTTTGGAAAAAATACATTGTCTAAATGTGTTGAAAATTTATCTAATAATATAAAAATTTTATCTATCATTTTAATTTTTCTATTTTAATAATTTTATTATCTTTATCTAATTCCGCTTTGACCTTGCTACAAATATAAGTTGCATTTGAATTTCTGGTTGCAACTCTTTTTTTTTCTAAACATTTACTGATAGATGGAGTCCAAGTCATTTCAGTAAGTTTTTGGTCT